CAGACATAACATCTTGAGCTTCAGCTTTGATTGTGAAAAGACGATCATTCATCCCATTTACTACAATGTCAACGAACTTTGGAATAATAGGAATTGGAGTCCAGTCTAAATTAAGCATAGACATATCTCCATTTACAGACAACTCGTCCTTATATTTTTGTATAGGTTGTTCACCTCTTGCATATAATCTTAAACGATGATATTCACCCCATTGATCATAGAACCGACATGTATTAGCTTTACGTTTAAACCACTCACCCTCAATTGACTTCGCAACTTTCAAACCATAATCAAATGTAGCCTTTTCTTCATCACTAGCCATTTGGTTTGGAAAGGGTGATTGATAAATTGAAACTGATAATTTCTCCATTATTTTAGTATTTCGCTTCTAATTCCACGATTGTCGTATTTTACAAATTTAATACTTATTTTCGATTCTTTTTTCTCAACTTCAAACAAATGCTTGCGTGTAGCCATGATTGCTAGACCTGAGCTAATAGAAGCATCATGTTTTGTCCTGTTATTAGGATCAAATCTAGCCCAATCTTCTAAAGTTTTTGTAAAATACATAGAACCCATATTGTCAGGATCTCTATAAGTTCCTTCAATGTCAAGACCTACATATTCCTCAATATACGTCTCGATAGCTGATGCATGTGCTTGCCTTACATCCTCAGATGAGTTAGGTATACCACCTATCTCTAACTCTGTCTTTGACAATTTAGTCTTATGCTTGTCAGGTCTATTCATTGAATATGCTCTGTAACCTCTGTTCTTAAAATGATATAAAAGCCTAGCCTTATTATTCTCTGCTAGTATCGGCATGCCATAAAAAATACAAGCCATTAGAACATCCTCAAAGAATATCTCAGCAGTCTGAGGTCTTGCTATATACTCCAAGAAAAACTCATTTGTAGGAGCTTCCTCCATGTGGAATTTAGTCATGCCATGCAATGCGCCATTTGATCCTCCACCACCAACTACACCAGATATATCATAAGGGTCACATCCAAAAGCTCCCATGTGTTCATTGCCAGGAAACTTCTTGCCTCCTCTAGTAATTACATTATTACGCAGCCTATTATTAGGAATCCACGAAACTAAGAACCTGCCATTCTTATCGGGAGTCCAAATAACCTCACTATCTTTTACGCCATTCTTCCAATGGAAATAACCTCTCGTTAAAACTTGATCCTTAATAAGTGAGTCATTATAATCAATCTGCTGGTATATCTTTGTTAAATTAAAGACTGACTGCTTGGATTCATCCCTAAATGCATGTGATTCAGTTCTAGGAAACTGTCGGTAAAATTCATTCAATGCATCAGAGTCTCCCTTTAATGCCGCAACCTCATTATTCCACCAAGTAACCACACCTTGCGTTATCATCTCTCCATCAATACCCTTTATTGGCTTTTCTGGAGTATCGAATACAGGCCAACCAAACTCATCTATATACCCTTCAATATTCCATTCCATTGGTATAAACAAAGAATAAAGACCACTTTTAGTTTGACCATTTGCTGATCTACTTCTAGGGTTACTATCGTTATATAACTTCTTGAAATTTTCACCACCCTTGCTTAATGCATTTGATGTTGAACCCATCATACACTTACCAACAATTTTACTACCTAACCTTAAACAAGTCTTTGTTACTCGCCAGTTATTTAATATGTTCTCAGGCTTCTCCCATTTTCCTGATTCATCATGAACAAGAAGGAGTAGCTTCTCACCATCATAACTGTTGTCTGACGTATTCTTCCAGTCAATAGTCGTATCAAGCCCATCAATTTCATCTTGAGCTTCTTGATCCATATTCTTCCGAGTAATCTTACTTGCAGGAACACGAAACGCTAATTCAGTCTTTGGATTATCCATACCATCCTGAATAGGCTTAAAAAAGAATGGATAGTTTCTTACAATAGGAACAACTTTGTCGGTAAACATCTTCTTGGCATCACCACCAGTCTTTGACAAGATACCAATTCGTGAATCACGAACTATTGTACCTGTGTTAGATATCTCAGAACTAGACATGAATGAGAATCCAGAACGTCTATTCTTTAAGTAATCCATACCAAAAGATCTATTGTCAGCCTTACACGCCTCCCAATAAATGTAAAATATCCTATTTGATTCCCTAAAGTCAGGTAGACCAATGTCAATCTTTGTCCATTGCAAGTACATGTAATGAGTGCCTGTCATGTATGTAGGCACACCATTATTTATGAACCAATGTCCATGCTCACGCTTGTCAAACTCACCTTCAATCAAGTCAACATATTTTGATTTAAAAGTATTATCTCTTCTATTCCAATCAAATATTGTTTTGATTTTCTGTAATTCAGATGGATAATCTTGAGCTACCCATTTGTTGCCATAATTAGTAACATCTGTAGGAACTGATGGTAGTGCTATCTTAACACTATTTATATCATATATTTGACCAATTGTACCATCTTTTGATATGACAACAACATCATAGTCTTTATTATAGCCATATTCCCAAGACTTATGTCTATTCTTGGTTACTATGACCTTCTTGTCAATGTAATCATTAAGTACAATGTAAAGACTATTTTCCATTTATCTACCTTCTTGTAAAAAGTATTTACTTCTTTTTTGCTCTACCTTCAGCGAATCCACCATTACCCACATTTATAGTGGGTAACTCTGAGTTTTTATTCTCTTCCTCCTCAATCTTCTGCAACATATTCAAAGCATCCTCAAATGCTAATCTTTTAGCCGATGCTGCGTTCTTTAACTTATCTGCTGATATATCATCCTCAGATCGAGTAATAATCGGTTCTCTTAATACCTTTATCAACTCATCAATAGCAACCTTAGCTGCCTCTAATATCTCTATTTTTTTAGACATATATTTCTATTATACATTCTATAAAGAACTTCATTATTTATTCTAAACTCATACTCGCTGTCTGGAGTGAATGACACGATGTCGCCAACTTCAAATTCCGACACGTCATCATTCTTAAATACAACCTCTCCCCAAAGTTCTTCAAAAGTACCAATTGGATTAAATATCTTATCTTCAGATTCAATAGGTCTAATAAAAACAAATGGAGATGGTGCACTCCAAAGGTTTTTATCTTTGGAGTATAGATAAACCTGATCAGGCTCAACTATAAATAAGTCATCCTTTAGATGATGCCAACTGCTCTTCTGTCTGCCCCTCATGTCGTAGTAAAACTTAAAAACATTATGGTGTACAACCACAATGTCACCAATAGTTATTGGCCCATCATAATAAATTGGAACAGATATTACTTCAGCAAATCTATTTGAAACTGTGTGATCTTCTTGCGAGGTACTTACAATGAACTCTTTGTCTCCGTAAGTTCTTATGTTGTCATACCTCCTACCATCAACAGCCTTGATGATAAAACAGTATGGTGCTTTCATTAAAAATTTATATTATATTCAATTGATACAGGAACAGTGTCTGAAAACTCCTTCCATAAAACTATCTCGCCTTCCTTAATGATATAAAGCTTAATTCCATCATCATTTCTTATTATTTGATAGATAGAATAACTCTTATCAAGAACTTCCTGTCCAACAGTATAGTTCATTGACTTCATGTAGTCAGGACCAATCGATATCTTTCTAATTATATTCACCAGTCTGTAAGTTGATAGTAATATCGCCATACTTAGCAACTATATCTTCTTGATATTTTGCTAAATCATGTGCAGCAATATCTAAATTAGCTAGCGTTGATTTCTTCTTGCTCTTAAGCCTTTCGAATGAAAGCTCTATGTCAGCTACTTCAAACTTTAAATCTCTAAAGTTGCGGTTAAGTTCTGTCAATTTAGACAGTTCGTCTTGATCTAATTTTTTCATTTTATTAAATTTTATAATGCAAATATAGCAATTATATACTAAATTTTCTTATAGCTCTTGCTTGATTCTGATCACTTTTACCAGATACACTACTAGCAAAACCTGAAAGAAAACTAAATGAATATGCAGTAGGAGTTCCTGATTCTGTACTACTCCAATAAGTAGGCGAACTTAACTCACCAGCTCCAGCAATTGGTCCTAATGTTGAGTTTCCAGATAGTGTTTTATTCACATTAAATCTGTTATGCCAAAGAAGACTTAATTCATCTGTTGATGGTAAATACCAATCATCTTTACTTAATGAAACTAAATCTAAACATAATTTAGCTGCACCATTTGTAAATCCAGATTGTCCAATAATTGCATTACTGTTAGATAAGCCATCCCAAGATGACTGAGCAGAAGTTCCAATAGCGGTTGCGGTAATATTACTCCATCCTATAGAACCTTGATTTGCAATTGAAACAACCAAATAATTCTGAGTGTCTCCATCTAAATACCTATGAAATATTACACCACCTTCATCAACTACATACTCGCCTATTTGATACTGAAATACATTACTGCTAACAGCAGTCATATCAAACTGAACTTGATCACCACTAACATCACTACCAAATAGCCTATCACCTGCTTCAGGTGTCTTAACTGGATAATTATTTACTTTCATTTTCCTTGTCCTTTATATTGTTTTTTATAATTTTTAGAGCTCTTTGTCTTAGAGCTCTTTGTCTTAGCATGAACACCAGGTCTACTAACCTTTGGTCTAGCTATAAATGACGATATATCTTTCTGCTTTTTCATTACAAACTATTTAACATCTCAATTACTCGTGGACATGGATACATGTCAGACTTATCTCTACGAACTGAATTATGTGTAAATATACCATCATCACCCCTCATAGCTCTCTTTGACAAATCCCAAATGTCATCATTGTAATCTTTTGGTATGTCATAAGTTTCGCATAAATATACAACTAATTGACGTAAGCTTTCAATTTGCTGGTCAGTATATTTCTCCCAAAGGAAATGACCCTTAAATGGCTTGTCTAATTTTGTGACACTACTTGGATCAACAACCCCACCAACATAATTATAGAACTTGCCATTTCTTTCTTTAAGTGGCCCATAATTACATACTTCAATACCTACTGAACTTTTGTCAAGTGCTTTATATGGTAAGCCCATATTTGAAAATGGAGCGTTCTTAAGACCTAAATGATACGCCCACTCTCTAGATGAAAAACACTGAACAATAGTACCTTTGTTACCTATCACAAATGCAGTAGCAACTCTGTCTTTGGTGCTATCCCAATATTTAGAAACAGCTACAGCATTTCCACCTCCAGCAGTATGGTGCAAATAGATTTGATTCTTAGGAGTTGTCTCCTGAAAATATTGGCTTTCCTTCAGTCTAGCCTGAACTATTTTTGTTGTATCTAACTTCATGCTAATTTATCTGCTTCTTCTTTTGCTCTTGTTACAAACTCTCTTAATGACTTTAATAAGTTCTTTCCAGTAACAGACTCATAGCTTTCATTAATTGACTTAATCTCTACAGCAACACAAAAGAATGCTACTATCTTTGTCATT